AACACACAGACAGGAGCGCGGGCATGTCCGAGACTATAACCCATACGCATAGCGTGCATTTCCGTGTCCTGACTGCGCAACAGTTCTTCAATGAGGCGGTTGGGCTTTTGATCGCGCACCGCGAGGAACTGGCGACAGACAAGGCGCTGATGAAGCTGAAGCCAGATTTCGACAAGTATTATGCGCTCGATGAGATGGGTGAGCTGATGGTGATCGGCGCTTATCGCGGCAATGAAATGGTCGGTTACAGTGTGAACATCATCACGAACAATCTGCACTATGCGGACCTGATGATGTGTCAGAACGACGTGCTGTTCCTCTCAATGAGTGAGCGCAAGGGCGCAACGGGCCTTCGTTTGATCCGCAAGACTGAGCAGCTTGCCAAGCTGGAGGGCGCTCAGATTATGCTCTGGCACGCTAAGCCAGGGACAAACCTTGATCAGCTTATGCCTCGCATGGGCGGGACCGTTCAAGACGTTATCTGGAAGGTGAATCTGTAATGGCGGTTAGTGCAGTTGTTGGCGCGGTTGCTGCGGGGACCAGTGCTTATTCGGCATCGAAGCAGCGCAAAGCTCAGAAAAAGGCACAGCGTCAGGCTGCGCAGCAAGCGGAAGACGCACGGCGTCAAGCTGATCGAGAGTTTAACCGTGCCAATCAAAAGAGCCCGAACGTTGCGGCGCTGTTCAAAAAGAACAAGGCGAGCGGCGGTCTGGGCACGAGCGGCACATTTTTGACGGGTGGCGGCGGTGCGCCTGTTTCAAGCGGCATGTTGGGCCGCACAACGCTGTTAGGAGGCTAAATGGCATATGATCCTGTTGTCTCCACCTATGGCGGGGGACTTTCGAAGCGTTCACGCTATGAGCAACTTGTTACCGATCGATCGCCCTGGCTTACGCACTGGACGGAACTCGCTGATCGAATTGATCCGCACGCTATTCGTGTTGACAGCACTGATCGCAATCGCGGTGAGCGTTCTCGTGGTCAGATTATTGATAATACGGCCACGCTAGGGCTTCAAACGCTTGCGGCTGGGCTTATGTCCGGCATGACATCGCCTGCGCGCCCCTGGTCACGTCTGACGCTTGACGATGAGGAATTGATGGAGTTCGAGCCGGTCAAGGAATGGCTGAGCGGCGAAACCAAACGTTTGTTGCGTGTGTTCCACAAGTCGAACACGTATTTGATGCTACACCAGATCTACCGCGATTTGGGCCTTGCGGGCACAGCTTGCTCGATCACGATGGATAGCTACGAGAAAGTAGTCAGCCATTATAACTCGCCGGTCGGTGAGTGGGCCTTGGCAGGTGATTTCCTCGGCACTGTCAACACAGTGGGCCGCGAGTTTGAGAAGACAGTAGGCGAATTGGTCAGCGAGTTCGGCCTGAGTGCTGTGTCATCTCGGGTGCGGGATCATTATGATCGGGGCAATTATCAAGCTCCGGTCACGATCGTTCACATGATTGAGCCGCGCCGTGAGCGGGACACAAGCAAGCGCGATGCGATGAACAAGGCTTATTCGTCTTGCTATATCGAAGTGGCTTACGGCAATACGCAGACCAAGGACTATGCGGGAGGTCATTTGCTGCGTGAAGGCGGCTATGAGGATTTCCCCGGTCTATGCCCGCGTTGGGACCGCAGATCTGGCGACATTTACGGCACGAGCCCAGCCATGACGGTGCTTGGCGACATCAAACAGCTTTACCATGAGCAATTGCAGAAGGGTAAGGCGATTGAATACAAGACCATGCCACCTGTTCAGGCTCCAACGAGCCTAGAGGGTCGCCCAATGGACATGCTACCGGGCGGGCGTGTGTTTAATGATACGAATGGTCAGAAGATCGAGGCGCTTTGGCAGGTCAATCTTGATCTGAATGATTTGCGTGAAGATATTTATGATGTTCGCGAGCGTATCCGGGCAGGCTTTTTCACTGACGTGTTCCGCATGTTTAGTTCTGGCGCTGATCCGACCATGACGGCGACTGAGGTTGCAGAACGGCATGAAGAGAAAATGCTGATGCTTGGCCCTGTTCTGGAGCGCCTACACGGTGAATTGCTTCGCCCATTGGTTGAAAACACGTTCGCCCGGATGGTTGAGGTTGGCATGGTTGCGCCTCCGCCTCCTGAATTAGAGGGCATGGAGCTGAATGTAGAGTTTACGTCAGTCCTGGCGCAGGCTCAGCAAGCGATTGGCACGAATGGCGTTGATCGGTTTGTTGGCAATCTCGGCATGATTGCTCAGATGAAGCCGGATGTCTTGGACAAGTTTGATTCTGACGCATGGGCGGACATGTATTCTGAAAGCCTTGGCGTTGATCCCAAGATGATTATTGGCAATGAGCGGGTTGGATTTATCCGCGAGGCCCGCGCCGAAGCGCAACGCAAGCAAGAGATGATTGAATCGGCTGCGCAGCAAGCCAGTGTTGCCAAAGACCTTGGCGGGGTGAAGACTGATGAGCCGAACATGGCAATGGATTTGATGAACCAGTTACAGGGCTATGGCAGCCCGAGCGGCGTTGAAGTCTAATGAATGAGGCATCGATCGAGGCCCTGTTTGGTCTCAGCGGCGACACAAGCGAGAGGCGTCAGAGCCTAAGCGATGATCAGAAGCGCCAGCTTGATCAGCTTGACCAGGACATGGCTTGGCTTCTCCAGCATCCACAAGGCCAGCGTGTGATCGTGGCATTTCTTGCCAAGTGTCGCTTGAGCTTTGGAAATTTCACCGGCAACTCGACAACGTTCAAGCTGGAAGGTCAGCGCGAACTTGGTCTTGAGCTGATCCGGTGGATACGAGCGGCGGACTCTAAGCAGGCCCGCAAAATTGTAGCAGAATTGTTCATAGGAGATGACTATGACTGACGAAACGTTGATGACCGAAACCGCAAGCACACCTGAAGGGGAGGCATCATCGGAAGCGACTGAAACCACTACGGAGACAGTCGAAACCACCGCAGAAGAGGTCAAAGCCGAAACTGTGGAGACGGCAGACGAGCCTATCGAGTACACATTTGAGCTTCCTGAAGGGGTCAGCATGGCTGATGAAACCCTTGAGGGCTTGAAGTCGCTCGCGGGTGATCTGAAGCTTGATCAGGAAGGCGCTGATAAGGTCAAAGACCTTGGCGTTGAGATGCTGAAAAAATGGGAAACCGCTCAATCTGAAGCGCTTGAAGCCATGCGGACCGAATGGGCCGATGCGGCGAAGAGTGACAAGGAGATAGGCGGGGCGAAATTTGATGAAAACCTTGCGGGCGCTAAGGCTGCAATGGACAAATTCGCCACTCCTGAACTTACAGCATTCCTGAATGAATCTGGTTTGGGCAACCATCCAGAGATGATCCGTCTGTTCTGGAAACTGAATACTCAGATTTCCGATGACGCATTGGTGTCGGGCAATCCGGCACCTCAACCCAAAACGCGCGCCGAAGTTCTTTTCGGCTAGCACCTTTAAAAAGGAAAACTAGATGGCTACGCTATCCACGATTCATCCCACTCTGCGGGATGTAACGAGCCGACTCGACCCTAATGGGAAGATCGACACGATTGCAGAGATCCTGGCGGAAACCAATGAGATTTTAGACGATATGGTCTGGCTCGAAGGTAACCTGCCAACTGGCCACCGCACGACAGTTCGGACTGGCTACCCTACGCCAACATGGCGCAAGCTCTATGGCGGCGTTCAGCCGACCAAATCCAAAACCGCGCAAGTCACTGACACATGCGGGATGCTGGAAGCTTATGCTGAAGTTGACAAGGCGCTGGCGGACCTGAACGGCAATACGTCAGAGTTTCGTTTGTCAGAGAACAACGCACACCTGATCGGCATGAACGAACAGATGGTTGATACTCTGATCTATGGCGACGAGGACACAAACCCTGAGCGGTTTACTGGCCTTGCGTCTCGTTATTCTACAAAGGCAAGCGGTGAGCAGGCAGAGAACATTATCCTTCAGTCGGGCACCACGCCGGACAATGCGGACAATGCCTCGATCTATCTGGTTGTTTGGGGTGCCACGACATGTCATGGCATTTATCCGAAGGGCTCTACGGCTGGTCTGCAAATGACCGACAAGGGCCAAGTCACGATTGAAGACGTTGACGGTTCTGGCGGGCGCATGGAAGCCTATCGGACCCATTACCGTTGGGATTGTGGACTGACTGTTCGTGACTGGCGTTATGTCGTTCGCATTCAGTACAATGATGAGGATCTGACAAGCGATGCATCGTCTGGGCCAGACTTGATCGACCTGATGACTGAGGCGGTTGATATTCCGCCAAGTCTCAGCGTCGGCAAGCCATGCTTCATGATGAACCGCCGCGCCAAGTCTTACCTGCGTCGCCAGATGGTGAACAAGGTGAAAAACTCGACGCTCACGATGGAAGAGATTGCTGGTAAGAAAGTGATGTCTTTCGACGGCATTCCATGCCGCCGCGTTGATGCGCTGCTTCGCACTGAAACCGGCATCGCAACTTAAGGAATAGAGAAATGATTTTAGACGAACGTATTGAATTTGCGAGCGCCACGGCGCTTGATACGTCAGGCACGGACACTGATTTGATCGGTGACGTGTATGACACGGGCGGCGATGGCTGGAATGAGGCTGAAGGGCTTTATCTGGTCATTCAGGTCTCGACCACGGCCACCTCTGCCGGGTCTGCGACTGTGCAGTTCCACCTTGCCTCTGATGCGGCGGCTGCGATTGCGACGGATGGCTCTGCGACTTATCACTGGTCATCTGATGCGATTGCCGTAGCTGCGCTTACGGCTGGTTACTATGTGGCTAAGATTGCAATTCCGGCAGGCCAGTATGAGCGCTATGTCGGTATCTTGACCACGACCGGAACGGCAGCGATTACGGGTGGTGCGATTAACGCCTTTGTGACGCCAAACATCAAGACCTGGAAAGCGTTTGCGAACGCGCCGGGTGCTGCAATTTCGTAAGGAGGGTAACTTATGCCTATGCGCAAAGTTATTGCTCGCGGTTACTTCAACAAGAAAGTCTGGGAGCCCGGTGAAGAAATCGAGGTTCCTGCGGGCTTTACGGCAAAGTGGCTTGAGGGCGCGCAAGCGCCCGTTAAGCGCCGCCGCAAGAAGGCAGAGCCCGAAGTGGCCGCGCCTGAAGTAACCGAAGAAACTGACGTGTCTGATGACGACGCCAGTTGATATCTGCAACGTGGCCTTGGCTCATATTGGGCACAAGGCCACAGTTGCCTCGATTGATCCGCCAGAGGCTTCGGTCGAAGCGGAGTACGGTGCATTGTTCTGGCCGAGCGTGCGCCGATCGACGCTTAGTTCTCATTCGTGGGGCTTTGCGACTGAGCGTGCGTCCTTGGCGAGTTTGGCGGTAACGCCTCCGACGCCTTGGACGTATGCTTATCCTATGCCGTCTGAAAGTATTCGGTTTCTGGGGGTCAAGGAGCCGAATGCGAGCGATGACATCCCGTTCTCTGATGCGCGGGTTGGCAGGCAAGCTAATCAAAGCGTGATCTACACAGATGTAGAGAATGCGGTCGCGATTTATGTAGCGGATGTCACAGATACCCAGCTTTACACGGGCGAGCTGATTACAGCTTGTGAATATCTCATGGCGGCGAAATATGCCGGTCCTATCATCAAGGGCGCTGAGGGCGTGAATGTCGCGCGTGCGATGACAGAGATGGGCATGTATCACTTGAATGAAGCCAAGCGGATTGATGCAGCGCAGACGCAAAATAGCGATGTGACGAGCCCGAGCACTTACAAGGCGGGACATTTGCAGGCGCGGGGGATTAGTACCGTGACGGCAGATGCGAAGATTGTCCGTAGCTAATGCCTAAGCTTTATACGCGCTCATTCAATGGGGGTATCATTTCGCCGGACATGTGGGGGCGGATTGATGACCTTAAGCACAATACGGGTTTGAGCGTTTGCAATAATTTCATTGTCCTGCCTCAAGGGCCGATAACGGCGCGTCCTGGTTTGCGCTTTGTCCGTGAGGTCAAGGATAGCTCCAAGTTTACGCGATTGATCCCGTTTCGGTATTCAGCAACGCAGACAATGATGCTGGAATTTGGTGAGACTTATATCCGGTTTCACTCGTTTGCCTCGACGCTCTTGACGCCGACGAGCGGTGTGAGTGCGTATGATAGCGGATCGACTTATGATCAGGGCGATCTGGTTACTGAAAGTGGATCGACATGGTATGCTGTGAGCGCGGTGCCGACCAGTTCAACGCCTAGTTCTAATCAGTATGATGCAGAGCCGATCGTGTCGGCCACATGGTCTCTGACATCAAGCGGCAATTCAAGCATTCCGAGTGGCTATACATTTGAGGGGACTGAGCTGCCTGAGACAGCAACGGTTGGTGGCAAAGTGGCGATTTCTCGCACGGTCTATACGATTATCACGCTGCCAGACAGCGGAAGCTTTGAGGGTATTGGAGACATACAGGTTGTCGAAACGACTGTGTACGATGCTTATGACGGCGTAAGCTCGACATCGACAGGCGGTTATTGGTATCAGATGCCGACTGAATACGAGATACCGACACCTTATGCGGAGTCAGACTTGGCTTCGATCAAGTTTGCGCAGTCTGGTGATGTTCTGACGCTGACGCATCCAAGCTATGCGCCGCGCGAGTTGAGACGAAACGGGGCGACAGATTGGACGCTCGTAACTTCGACTTTTGGCTCAGCCTTGAGCGCGCCGACAATCTCAAGCGTCACGCCGACAACGGCAACAAGCCCGAGCGATACGCAGAGTTATTCTTATGTGGCGACCACGGTAAGCGATGATCAGCTAGACGAGAGCGTTGCAAGCTCCGCGGTGAGTGCGACTAACCAGTTATTTGATACGGGCGCTTTGAACACGATTAATTTCGGCACGTCTGACCGGCGCAATGTCTATAAGCTGAGTGGCGGCTTATATGGTTATATCGGGCAAACCGATGGTACGAGCCTTGTGGATGACAATATCGCGGCAGATGTGAGCCGGACACCGCCGCTTAACCAAACGCCATTTTCAAGCGACTATCCGCGCACAGTGGCCTATTTTGAACAGCGCAAGGCATTTGCCGGGACGACAGCTTTGCCGCAAAACTTTTGGCTGACGAAGACAGGCACAGAGAACAATCTGGATTACTCGATCCCGGTTCGAGCGGATGATGCGATTTCGATCAAGATTTCGGCGTTAGAGAGTTCTACTATCCGGCACCTGGTGCCTTTGGATGATTTGATCATTTTAACAGATAGCGCTGAGTGGCGGGTGTCTCCGGTCAATAGCGAGGCTCTGACACCGACGACGACCAGTGTGCGTGCAACGTCCTATATCGGGGCAAATAATGTTCAGCCGGTGGTTGTGTCTCGCACGGTTGTTTATGCGGCAGCGCGTGGCGGGCACATTAGAGGGCTTGGCTATGACTTTGAGGCTAATTCTTATGTCTCGGTCGATTTGAGCCTTAGAGCGCAGCAATTGTTTGATTACAAGTCGATTACGGATTTGAGCTATGGAAAGAGCCCGACCCCGATCGTTTGGGCGGTATCGTCAGATGGGAATATGCTGGGCCTTAGTTTCGTGCCTGAGCAGCAAGTCTACGCGTGGCACACGCACTCGACGGAAAACGGCACGTTTGAAAGCTGCGCGGTGATCGATGAGGGCGATGATTCCATTTGCTATGTGATTGTCAACCGCACGATCGATGGGGCGACGAAGCGCTATGTCGAGGCAATGGGTAGCCGCTACTATCAGAATTTGAGCGACTTTGTGGGCCTGGATAGCTCTATTTCATATTCTGGGGCCGCTACAGCGAGTTTTAGCAATCTTGACCACTTAGAGGGCGAGACAGTTTATGCGCTTGTTGATGGGGCCGTACAGGGGCCTTTCACGGTATCGAGTGGGTCGATCACTACCGATCAGGCGGGTGAAGTGGTTCATGTTGGTATTCGGCGCACGGCAGACATGAAGACTTTGCCGCTTGTCGCTGAGATGGAAGCTTATGCGCAAGCACTGGTGAAGACGATCAAGAAAGTCACTTTGCGGGTTTGGCGCTCGGGCCGCTTCTTCGCGGGCGAGGATGTGAACAGTTTATACGAGGCGAAGGTGAGAACGACAGAAAGTTATGGCGATGCGCCTGGTCTTCAGAGCCGCGAGGTTGAAGTGCATATCGGCGGCACATGGAATGATAGCGGTCAGATAGTTGTGCGCACACAAGATCCGACGCCTTTGACGGTCTCCAGTTTGACGGTTCATGCGGAGTTCGGCGGGTAGATGGCGATTGCATCTATGGCCGCGAGCGCTGCGGGCGGGGCGATGTCTACCGTTGGCAGCTATTACAGTGCGCTAGGTCAAAAGTCTGCTTTGAGGTTTCAGGCAACGCTTGCTGAAATTAACGCCAAGGCGTCTGAGAGCGATGCGCGCAATGCGCTGGCGAGGGGTGAGCGCGCTGAACAGTCGGTAAGGCTGGACACGGCAAACCTGAAATCGACGCAGCGTGTCGCTTTGGCGAGCAATGGTGTTGATCTGGGTTCTGATACGGCTGCGGCCATTCTGACCAGTACGGATGTCTTGGGAGAGATTGATGCAAACCAGACTAAGGCAAATGCGCTGAGAGAGGCTTGGGGACATCGTACAGAGGCGGTGAGTCATCGCGCACAGGCTACGATCGATCGAGCAACTGCGAGCGGGATTAGCCCTGGAATGAATGCATTTAGCACTTTGTTGACAAGCGCGGGTCAGGTCGCGGGCCAGTATTATCAGGCTGAAAAGTCTGGATCGATCGCGAAGAGCAAGGAGCGTTGGGGTAAGATTGGTGACAAAGCAGGGTCATTCTTGAAGGGATTAAAGGGCTTTTAGATGGCTAGGGTTCCGACAAGAGATAACTTCCGGGTATTACCGGGCGGTGGCGGCTCTGGACGGGTGCGGGCTAACGCGTCAGGTCTTGCAAGCGTTCAGGGCCGCGACTTGCAGCAAGTGGGCCAGACGGTCCAACAGGCAGGCGGTGTCTTAAACAATTATGTCGAGCGCGAACAAGACAAGCTAAACCAGGCGCGTGTGCGCGAAGCGGCTTTGACGTTTCGTGAAGACATGGCCGAGGCCGAAAGAGAGTATCAGCAATACCAAGGCGCTGAATTGGTCGCGGGCGATAAGCCGATCATGCGGGACATTGAAGCGCGGATTGAACAGCGCCGGTCTGAGCTGTTTCAGGGCCTCACATCACAAGATGCGCAGGAAGCGTTTGAAATTGCGTCGATGGAGATGGCGTCCGGGTTTCGTCAGCGTGCCGCGGCATATGAAGCGCAACAGGCCGATTTTTACGTCGATCAGCAACGTGACGGAATGATTCAGGCGCAGATTGAAACGGCGATTTCGAGCCCTGAAAAGCGCGCCACCAGTTTGCAGGAAGCCAATGCGGTCTTGCGTGAAAAGTTTGAAGATCAGGGCTTTGATGGCGATCGACTGAACCAGAAGACGCAGGAAGCTATGGGTCAGTTATTGGCCGGTCAATTGGATGCCCTGATTGATGCGGGCGATACTCAGGCCGCGCGAGATGTATTAGAAGCGGGCGGCGATTATCTAGCGTCTGACGATGCGTCAAAACTTCGCGTTGCGATCAAGAATAAAGAGGCCGAGACGCGGACGCTGGCGATTTATGAAGGGCGGCTAACGGCTGAAACCTTGTCTGAGATGCATCAGGCCGGTCAAATCGATGATGGCGACTATATGCGCCACAAGGCCCAGCTCGATCAGTATGAGCGCCAACAGGAGGCACAGCGCAAGGCAGAAGAGACTGAGCGATATAAGAACAATTTCGAGCGGTTACGGGTTGCGGTTGATGATGGGCTAATGACTCGCGCTGATGTAGATCTGGCCTTTGAACGTGATCAGATCAATATCTCTCAATGGTCGCAGGCTGCACGCTTGGCCAATGATGTTGAGGGGCGTCAGAGTTCGAGCAGTAATTTTGCAGAGTCGATGCAATTGGGTTTGCCGATTGATCCGCGGGACAATGAAACGCGCAAGGGCGCGAATGCTCTCTTTCGGGCGAAAGGTGGTAGGGCTCTGTTTGCCGAAGATTTCAATCTGGGATTGGCACAGACAGCACAATTTGCGCAGGCTGGGATTATTCCAGACGATGCGCAGACGGTTTTAAGTGGGTTTGTGAGTTCAGGGACGCCAGAACAGCAACGGCTCGGCCTAACGGCGATTGGTGATCTTTATGAGCTTGCGCCGAATGCAGTTGATGCTGCGTTTAGTGACAATCAATTATCAGATGCAATTAGCTACACGCATAAAGTGAATGCCGGTGTGGATGAGAATGCAGCGTATGAGGCGCTTCTGGTTGAGCGTGAGGCGCGAGCCAATCCTTCGAGTGGATATAATGCACTGATTGCAGAGGCGCGGGCGATTTCGAAAGACTTTGATATTTCCGATGCCCTGAAGCGCCGCGATGCTGATGGCAAAGGTGGTTTCTTGTCGAGCGGCCCGAAGGTTGGGTCAGACGCCAAGCCTAAGCATGTGGATGATCCGATTGTTGAGGCGCAAATCTTGAGCGACTTTACTGATCAGTTTGAAGCTTATTATTCGCTGCACGGCGATGAAGAATTAGCCAAACGCCAAGCGGCGGTGATTATGGGCAAGACTGTGGGTCGCTCAGAAGCAAATGGCGGACGGGCCATGATGCATCCGCCTGAAAAGGTTTACGGCCTTGATGGTGATTGGGCGGCAAATGCGTTGCAGGAAATGTTTGCCGAACGTGACGGCGGGGTGTCTGACATTCAGCTGATCAGCGATGTCCGCACAAACCGTGAGATGCGCGAGGGGCGCGCTCCGACCTATGGTGTGGTGGTCTTTGATGAGAATGGTGTCATGGTGCCTCTACAAGCCCGTGTGGACTTCTCGGACGAATACCGCGCCGAGATAGAGAAACGCCAGGAAGAAGCGCGCAAAGCGCAGATTGAAGCGGCTAAGGGCAATAACAAGGCCGCTGAACGGATCTTGGAGCGTGAGGCTCTCGAGCGTAAAAAGGGCGATGACATGTCTCGTCAACCTTTCCAGCGCGATCTATTCCAGATTGGCGGGCGGTTACAGTCTGAAGAAGAAGCGACGCGGACCAGTGAAAACGTGGCGCGTGATAGAGAACGATTGGAGGGCTATTGATGGGACTTATCAATGACGCTGACAATCCAACGTTTAACCGTTTATCGGCGGGCTTACAGGATCAACCTGATCCGTCTGTTGAGCGCCCGAGTTCAGCGGCGCTATGGGGCGCGGCGTTTCGGACTGAGAACGTTGTCAGTTCCATCATGAGCCGCGAGCCAGGGCTTCTCGATAATGAGATCGATGATGAGTTTAACCCTATCACGGATGAGAACCTTGCGGGCTATGAGAATTATTCTGACCGCTTTTACAATGTCTTCAATGAGCGTCAGAATGCGGCCCTGAAGCGCCAAATCGATCGTGAACAATCTGACCGGGACATTATCGCGCGGTCTGGGATTGCTGGTTTTGGTGCGGCTATGGCGGCGGGCACACTTGATCCGACTGTTTTAATTCCGGTTGGCGGCACGATTAAGAAGGGTGACAGTCTTTTACGTGTGGGCCGTAATATGGCCTATGCCGGTGCCGCGGGTGCTATGGTGTCCGAGATCGCCCTGCACGCTTCACAGGAGACGCGCACGGCAGAGGAAACGGGCTTTGCGATTGCAGGTGGCGCGGTGCTTGGCGGTATTCTAGGCACGGGCGCGGTTGCAGGTTTTAGAGGCGCGACCGGAAAACCAATCACGGGCTTTGATCCAGATGAGTTGGCGAAGTTTGAGCGCGAGATGGTGGCTGACCCTGATGGCGACTTGAACGCGCCGGATGAGGTCTTGTTAGGCCAAATTGAGCAAGACATTGCAGGCATGGGCATTTACTCGCCGGAAGTTGTTAGAACGCAAGCGGCGGCAATGGAGGCAATGGTTTCCACACTTGCGCGCCGGACAGGACAAGATCCGAGCGAGTTTTATGCTGCGAATGGCCCTGCTTTGCGGGGTGATGATCGGGTGCGAGCACAAGGCAGCGAAGGCGAGTCACGCGTCGATATGACAGCGCGACATAAGGTGGAACTCGAAACACTGGAAGAAGAATTTACGGATATTTCTGAACTTGAGGCTTTGGATCGTGCGGCTGAAGCCAAGTCTGCTGCTCGCAGGCAGGGGCGCGAAGATGTTGCAGAGACAACGCCAGAGGAGGCGTCAGCGGCGTCGAAGCTGAGCGCTCGAAAAGAAGAACTTGCCGCGCGCCGAATAGAATTGCTGCAGCGACAATTGGAGGAGAAGAGAAAACTTCGAGAGAAACAGGCCAATCAGGTCTTAGAACAAGCATCTGCTGCAGGCTATAAAGGTCAGGACACAGGCGAGGCCGCTGAATGGGTCGCGGCTAAGAACAAGGGCCTAGACATGTCTCAAGAGGCTCGCATGGCGCGGGCCGCGGAGATGGGGTTTGATACGGAGACGGTGCTGTATCATGGGACGGATTCTGTTAATTTCGATGCTGTTGACATATCCAAAACAATAGATGACGCCTTTTCCTTGTCGGTTTCACCAAAAGACGCATCGAATTATGCCACGGGTGATGGATATGGGCATCGGCACGGCAGCGGCGCCTCTCGCGTGATGCCTGTGTTCATTCGAGGCCGGATCAAGAAAATAGACTGGAGCAAACTATCGGAAGGATGGGATCGGTGGGATGAAGGAATCGCAGATCGCGCAAGAAAATCAGCCCGTAACGAGGGGTATGCTGGTGTTCAGTTCGATAATGTCGTGGACTCTGGAGGTAACGCCCCTCAGGTCCAGGTCTTCGACCCCTCCAACATCCGCTCAGTAAACGCAGCCTTTGACCCTGAGATGTCGGGAAGTGCGAACTTGCTGCATCAGAATCCGCCTCGATCACTTTTCGCCGCGATGAAAATGGACCCGCAAGAGCGATCCGAATGGTATGACCGAATTATTGATGAGAGCAGAGTCGGTAACAATACCGTCCTGACGATTAAGGCCGACACTCAAAACATGATCTTCGATGACGTTGTGATCGTTATCGAGAACGGTATTGATGTTGAGTTTACCGTTAAGGGCCAGCACGCAGATCGCGGAAGAAATGCGCCGCCTGAGAATATCGCCAAGGGCGCGCGTGTCATGGCTCAGGCCACGGCAGCCCTGCAAGAATGGATGCTACGCAATGACAGCCCGTTTGTCGGCTTTACGGGGGCGACAGAGGCGCATAACCGACTTTACGAGAGTATGCTGGGCCGCTTTGCTTTTGATGGCTATTTAGGGTATAAGACGGAAGAATACCGGCAATATGTAAATGTAGCCTCAGACGGTTCCAAACAGGCTGACGGTGATGCTTACGTCGCTGGATTCGGCTTTATGATCGTAAAGGATGGGTATCTTGAACAAGCAAAGCATTTCCTCAAGTCCCGCGAAGACGGGCTCAACGTTGCCCCAAGACCTGCGGGCGGAGGGGTCGTCAAAAACCTCGGAACCACAGTTCCCATTGAGCGCCGTTCTCGACGAGTGGGAAGCCCGGATCAAGGCGGGGACGGCGACAGAGGAAGATCTGGAGCTTCAGGAGATGGGCGAGCTTTTTCTGGAAGTGATGTCAGTCTAACGCCGATAGAGCCTGCGCAACGCGAGCTGTTTCAGGGTCAGCGCGGTCAATTCGACGTAGACACCAACACTATCACGCTATTCGACAATGCTGACCCGTCTACACTGATGCACGAGGCATCTCACTGGTATCTCGACCGCTTGTTCAAGATGCGCGGCAATGAGTTTGTTGACAAGCAATTAGGCGAGATTCTGGACTGGCACGGGACAAAAGCTGACGAAGTGTTTGATGATGCGGGCAATCTGACATCCCGCGGCGTCGAGTTGCAGGAAGCATTTGCCGAGACCTTTGAAAGCTACCTCCAGACTGGCAAAGCGCCCGTCCCTAGATTGCAGGCAGTATTCGATCAATTTCGTGATTGGCTGACAGCGCTTTATAAAACACTGGACCCACGCGAGCGGTCAAACCTGACGCCAGAAATCAAAGATGTGTTCGATCGGATGCTGGCCTTTGAGCCGGACGGCATGGAAAAGCTGAACCTGGAAGCCATGCGCAATCCGCAAAGCGTTGGCGCTGCGGCAATGGCTGAACCGACACTCGATGACTATGAGCTGGCCAATTCGCTTGGCTCCGCGGATGTCAGTGCAGCGATGCGTCTAAACCCGCTCTTGCGTATGGCGACGGCTGATAGTGCTGTGACCCGTGAGATTGGTGCGCAGCTTATGGAAAACGGGATGTACTTGAAGCGCAATCTCGACGGCATGGCGTCTCCTGTCTCTGTAGAGCAGGCGATGACAGAATACCGCGGATGGCACGCAAAGTCTGAGACCGCTGCGAGAGAGGCTTACAAAGCCGCCCGTAAGGACAAATCAACGCCGACTATGGGCGAAACTGAGTTCTATGAACGTGTGGCGCTGGCAATGCGCCGGGGCGATCAGGATGCTAACCCGCATGTTGTGAAAGCTGCCAAGGCGTACAGGGAGGCGCTGGATAAGGTGAAAGACCGCGCAATTGCTGAAGGGCTTTTGCCGGAGGATGTCAAAGTCACCACGGCTGACAGCTATCTTCACCGCATGTGGGATCGCAATATTCTGGCGCGCCGATCGACTGAGTTCAAGCAAATGACCCGCGCATGGTTGGGTGACACATTTGAAAGCATGATGGCCCGCGCAAATCAGTTGCGGTTCGAGCTGGAAAAGATGGGCGCGAAGCCAAATGATGCTGACAAGGCGTTTCTGGAACAAGTCGATGAGTTAGAGGAGATCCTGGGCACTGAGGGCAATCTGAATGATTTTGCCAAAACCATTGCCGATGATGTCTTTGACGCGCTCATGGGCCACGACACGCGGCTTGTCGATACAGGGTTTACCCTCGTCCCGAATGCCCGCGGACCCCTGAAAGAGCGCACGTTTAATATTCCTGACCTGTTCGAAGCGGGCGGGGTGAAGGTTGAAGACTTCCTTGTAAACGACGCTCAAGAGGTGATGAGCCGTTATATGCGTGTGATGGCCGCTGATATTGAACTGACGCGAGCTTTTGGAAGCCCTGACCTTGCTGAACCGATCGCACGTATCCGTGAAGACTATCGCAAGATGTCGGATGCGGCGACAACTGCGAAAGAACGCAAACGCCTGAATGACCAGATGCGCAACCGCATTGATGATCTGAATGGCGTTCGAGATGTTATACGCGGCAACTACGGAGAAAACCGCGTCTCTGGTTCGGGCGCGGTCTGGGCGCGCGGTGCTGAATTAGTTCGGGCATGGAATTTCATGACCATGCTTGGCGGAATGACCGTCTCTGCCCTGCCAGATGTCGGCAATAAGGTCATGGCGAATGGGTTTATCGGCATCACACGCGACATGATCGGGCCGCTGATGACTGACATCAAGGGTGTTAAAGGCGCTGCAAAGGAGGCCAAAGAGCTTGGTATTGCGGTCGAGATGGCTCTTGCCACACGGATTGCATCGATTGCGGATGTTGGCGACATGTACGGACGCGGGACGAAGTTTGAACGCTTTGTGCACAATCTCTCTAATCGCTTCAGCAATTGGACGCTGATGCGTCACTGGAACGATGTTATGAAGACCGGCGACTATATCGCTGCCACCAATCGCGCCATACGGGTCATGGAGCGCCCTGGGCGGGCCAATAAGAAAGCTAAGGCATGGCTTGCTCAGCTTGGCGTCGGTGAGGCGGATTATCAGCGCATCATGGCTCAGATCAAAGAGCATGGCGATAAGCGCCACACGATGCGCCTTGCGAATGTTGAAAAGTGGACCGACGAAGAGGCAAAGCGCGTCTGGATCGCAGCGATGGGCAAGAATGCCAATATCCAGACGGTGACACCGGGTGCGGGTGACAAGCTTCTCGTGATGAATGGCGATCTTGGTAAGACGCTTGGCCAGTTCAAATCGTTTGCAATGGCAGCAAATCAGCGGGTGATGATCCGCGGCGCTCAACAGGCTCGTATGGGGGATGCGCGGTTCTTGTCTGGTATGATGACCTTCATCTCGCTTGGAATGCTGGTCTATGCGCTGAAGTCGTATTTCTCGAACCGTGATACGACAGATGATCCGGTGACATGGGTGCGGGAGGGTATCGATCGATCGGGCACGCTGCCAATCTTCATGGAGGCGTTTAACACCGCTGAGAAGGTAACGGGTCAATCGATCATAGGTGACAGCCCTGCCAGCCGGTTTGCTTCGCGCGGGCGTGTTGACTCCCTAGCAGGGCCGACATTTGGCCGGATGCAGAATGTGAGCGATGTTCTGGCGAATGCATTTGACGGTGAATTGAAAGATCGGGACTTGCATTCTGTGCGCAAGATTATGCCGTTCAATAACGTGTTCTGGCTTCGTAAATTGTTCGATGAGTTCGAGATTCAGGCGGTGGACGCGCTTGACGCAGAAGAGACAACATTGAGCGAGCGTCGCGAAAGCATGTTCGCAGATTAGTCGCGCAATCGAGATCGTTCCAATTCGACCTGAACGCCCGTCACACTGACATCAACACGCTCTAGCTCAGATTTGATTTCTGCGAGCTGAAAAAGAATGGCTCCTAGAAGGACCAAAACAACCAAAGCTAGTATGCGTTGCTCAATCTTTGACATGTTTCGCACGTCTCACACCGCAGACCCAAAGTAAACCTAAATAGGAAAAATAGATGACTATATCCGCCGAAACGGCGGTAGCTGGTCCGTACAATGGTAACGGGTCAACAACCGCTTTTGCATTTTCATTTAAGTGTTTCAGCGCGTCTGACGTTGATGTCTATCTTGAGGCATCTACGGGGACTCAAACGCTGCAAACGCTTACCACGCATTACTCTGTTAGCCTAAATTCTGATCAGGATGCATCGCCTGGCGGGACAGTAACAATGGTCACGGCTCCCGCGAGCGGCGAGCAATTGCATATTGTTTCTGGTGTGCCTTACACACGAACAGACAACTTTTCTAATGCTGGTGGATTTTACCCGAATGTCTTGAATGATGCGCGAGACAAGACAACGCTTCAAATTCAGCAACTCTTGGACAAGCTCGGGCGCGCTGTAATTGGCCCCGTTGGGGATACCTTTACCAGCACACTCCCAAGCTCAGAAAACCGCGCAAACAAGTTTCTGTCATTTGATAGCAACGGAAACCCTACGGTAGCGAACACTTTGTCTGAATCTTCCGTTTCTCTCGGGGATGGTTGGAGCACGCGCCTTTCTGGCGCGCTTAGCTCTTATATGTCAGGCGCGATTGGTGCAGCCGATCAGGCGGAGTTCCTTTCTGCGACAGGGCTTGATGAGCTTCTGTCCCAATATAATGGCGTCATCATAGATGTGGTCTCGACCACGATCATCGACGTATTCGAGGGCAAGGGCGCTGACAAAGAATTTACGTGGATTAGACGCCGGTTCGAACGCAAGACCAGCACGGCGCTCAATTATGACGTTTGGCTAATCACGTCTATTCGTGCGGCGGCTTTGCAAGCGGATGGGACATTCAAATACGGCCAGAAGATTGAAGCACCGGGGGCCCATGACTTCGCTATTCGTGAGAACGGCAAAGCGGACTTCATGGGCGGGACAGCTCACGGCAATGAGGTCATCACAGGATCTGTTGCGCTTGTCGTGGACGGTGAGTCTCAGACCATTACAGCGGGCGCGCGTTACGTCGGCGCTAGCGCCTATCTTGAGCAGACGACGATCTTCTATGAATATATCTCAAGCTCGGACTATACCGGCTCTGAGCTGGGCCGCTGTACGCGGCGATGGGAGTTCAGAGACACCACTGACGGCGCGATGCGTCTGCACAATACGGTCAACTGGGACGCAAACCTGAACACGACTATCCCAGGCTTTAGCGTCGATTTCGCTTATTTGGCCATGTATCCATATGACGGAACATTCTTCACTAAAACCAATTGGGAACCGGGTGGTACGCTTTCCACGCACGCTAATGCAAACGTCACCTATCCCGGCACGTCCACATGGGATGCCACTTCGATAACCATCCAGAATGATGACGGGTATTCGGTCACGGTTGCGCAGTCCTCCGGCTGGCCATCTGGGACAGCGACGGGGCGTGACACACTCGTCAGCACTAAGCGCAAAGTTTATATGTCTTACCAAGGCCAGGGGTCTGGCAGCCCTGTTACGGTGGCAGATGGCGAGACGTGGGCCGTAGTCACTGAATACACGACGCAAGTGCCAACTGTGACAAGTCCTTCGTCGTTCGGTGATGCGGGTGTCACGCTGTCAGAACGGGCGCGCGGTCGGCGCACGTCTGCGGGCAATGGTGAAATTATCTTCGAAAGCACGACTTTCACGCCGAGCGATTACTTTTCAGAAGGCGATATTGTCACCTTCACGCCTTCTGCGACGTTCTCAAATGGCTCTGGTGAAACCGTCAATTTGGCGGGTGAATACATTGTTCAGATTGTCGATGATGCAAGCGACAAGATCCAAATTCAGGCTCCTGGCGGGGATTGGGAAGATCTGGCCGATGACACGAAATGGACCAGTAACGCCACGCCTTATCTTTTGTGTGAGCTGTCGCTGAACGGCGGCGGAAGCCCTGCGATCTCGAGCGTTGATCCTGCATCGGACCTCTCAGTCACGTGTGAGCTTCGGTGGGTGCGCAACTCGAATGGCAACCTTGAGGTTCGTTATCAGAACTATACGCCGGGGCGTGACTTCACGACTGACTGGTCTGCTGGTGACACGATCACAGTTGTTTCGGACACTTACACAAACACGCTCGATGGTTCGACGGAAACGGTCAACTTCTCGTTCGAGATGGTGATAGGGTCGATCATTGGTGGATCTAGCACCTTCTATGTGAATCGCTCCTCAATGTCTGAAGAATTGGCAGCAGAGGCAGATAAGCTAGACGATGGTTGGACCAGTGATGCAACGGTCGGATATCAGCCCGCATTGATCAGCTCTGGTTCTGGCTCGAATGACTGGCAGACGCCAGACTTCAGCCTTGCTGACGATGTTTCGACGCGCTGGGTTTTTCCGCCAGACACTGACTATGCGCTTGTATCGTTTGAATCCGATGATGATAGCTCTGCAAGCGGCGTCTACAGTTTTAAGCCAGATGCCTCTTCACCCACACTCTTGGCGCGGGGAGGTGCTGGAACCGTTGCGGCGGCTGGCACAACTACGGACGCAAGCGGGACGGACACGGAATACACGCTGAAGCCTAATGATTTTCATATAGGTCTATCGAACCGGCGAGGCGCAACGGTCGCAACGATCGGCTCAGTCCTCAGCATTAAGCGGTCATAATGGACTGGTGGCGCTGGGAATACCTCTGGGGTGTTCTGACCGTGGGCAATTACCTGATTTGGGGCGGCGTTGCCGTCTATTTATCTCTCAAGAAGGGCAAAGACGATGAGTGAGAAAGTGCTTCGCAAGAACAGCGTGGGCCGGGTTTGCAATGAGCGGATCTTGTCGGCCTATCCTGTTCATAAGCAGCTAAACTTGATGCGCGAAGGCGGTCATGACCTTGGGTGTATGGATGCCTGGATCAATGCACAACGAGTTGCTTGTAAGGTCCATGAGCGAGCGATCGATGGCCTTGACGAAGATAGCCTTGAGCTTCGTGATTATGACATACATGCAGGCTGGCCTGATGAGGTTGACGCGCCTGATGCTGAAGACACTTCGCGGCTCGAAACCGTGCAGCAAGAGCTTTCAGACCTTAAGCAGAAGCTGGATGAGCGCCCTGAGACGATTATGCCGGACGATGAGCGCAAGGTCTCAGGCTACCGCTTTAAAGTCCCGTTCCTGCAAGCCGAGCGGCTTGTGAACGAAGATCTGAACGACGCTGATAAGCGTTTGTTTGATGAGTACACCAAGCTTGAACTGAGCCGCCCGTTAGAGCCTTCGGATGATGCGAGGTGGCGATTGCTTCAGGCCGGGTTTTTTGAGTTTCGGGGCTAATGATGGAAACTCTAGGGGCAGATCGAAAACTAGACCTTCTGTTCAAGCTGGCGGGCCTGGATCAACGGGAGTTCGCAGAGGCTTTAGATCAGGCTATTAAAGACGGTTACGTCACCAAGACTGAGTTTGAGCGTTTTGTTCACGTTATGCGTGAGCAGGTCGAGGGGCAAAATAAACTCACCAAAGAACGCGCAGACGCTCAAGACGAGCTAATTAAGCTCAAGATTGAGAATGTTGAGCTGAAGCTGCAAGCAGCAAATCAGGCGGGATTGGACCGTTACATTGAGGATAAGCTCCCCGAAGCGATGGCGGAATTGCACCGCAAACAACGCAGTAACTTCGTTAATTTCCTGCGGCAACGGGCGATGCTCATCGTCTCGATTATCCTTGTTTTTACCTCTCTGATTGGCTGGTACGCGGCCTTCAAAAACGCTGCCGATGTGCGGGATTTGAAGAACGTTGCCCGCATGGCTGAAGAAATAGATAGCGCACTTCGATAGGGGCTTTTTATGGCACTAACCACGAACGCTGGGTCTACTGAGACTCGGCGCATGAAATACGTGTTTGGGGCTGGGTTGGTATTGTTATCGCTCGGCATCGGCACATTCAACGTATGGGGCGGCTGGGAGGTCTCCGGTCACGTCTCTTGGACTACTATCGTAGCAGGCGCGGAAGTCATGATGTTCATGGCTCTCGCGCTTGTTGTGATTGCCCCGACTTGGCCACGCAAGATTGTCGGCATCCTGATCACGCTCGCGCTGGCCTGGTTCTGCGTTCAGAATGGTAAGTTTGCGGTCAAAGAGATGTTCGCGGATCTCTTCAAAGATGAGCAGGGGCAGTATTTCGATCCTGACACGCTGCGGGCACAAGCTGGCGTGCTGCGTGGTCAAATCCCTGCACAGGAAGCAGCGGCAACAAATGCAGAGACTCGCCGGGATGACGAATTGTCTCGCGTCAGACGAGAAATCGCTGAGCTGGAAACAGAGCGCGGCTTGATGCTTGTTGAGGTG